CCTAGTGCAACTTTAACATCGTTTCTTAGTTGTTTATTTCTTTGGTCATTTAATGCTTTGGCTAAAAAGTTTTTTGGTTCAATACCTCCGATTTTAGTCATTACTGCTAATTGTTTTGCTACAGTAATATTATCTTTTATTCCTTGTATTTTACTTTTACCTTTTCTGCTTAAAGTGATATTGTTTACTTGTTTTATTCCTGCTCTTGCTGCCCAATTCATAAACGATTTAATCATTTTTTTAGGAACTCCAAGGTTTCTAAATTTATATTTTGATTCGTTTGGTGGTTTAATAGGCTGCTTTTTTTTAGCTGAATGCTTTAACCCTTTTACTCCGTAATTTACAAACTTCCAATAATATTCACTTGTCACCACTTTAACCGAAACCGAATTTGGTTTTTGTACTGGCATTGATTCCATTGAACTTGCTAATGTGCTTGCGCTTCCTGATTTAGATGTAAGTTTGATTTGATTAGACATCAATTTTATATTTTCATTGCAGTGAGCAACAAGAATATCAGTAAGAACATTGCCCGATGCAGTTGCAAAGTCTTCTGTGCTTTGCCCATACTTCTTACCCAACGCTCTTAATGCGGCATCATTAGCCATTTCTTTTCATCCTTTCAATTTCTGCTTTATCGCTTTCGCCTTTGTCTTTCATAAACGAAACAGTGTTCAATAATTCAATCACATTTAAATTAAAATAATAATCCCACTTTTGCCTGTCGTTGTTTGACATATCGTTTATGGTTGCAATCCAACCCCATTTATCTCTAAATGATCCCCCACTTCCTTCACTACCTTCTCCGCTTCCGCTATCAAATAAGTTTGAATATTGTCGGTTAATGTCTTGAAGTACTCGCAAAAAAAAACATAGATAGGATAAACCTGTGCCATTTTTAATTCGTTCTTGAATGTTTCCGCGCGTTCTTTGTGATTATTTCCATCGTAAGGTAATTCTTTACCATACCAATTTACTTCAACGGCTATTGATGCTAAAACGTTGTGAATGTTTTTTTCAATCTTAGCTTCGTCTTTTAAAAAGTGCATTGAATCGATGTATTGAGAACCTAGTAAATCTTGTGTTCTCCATTTTAAAATCCACTTTTTGCCACCTGCTTTAAGTTTCATGTTGACTTTTCCACCTTCAGGTATTTCGGCAATTCTATCTAGCTTTTCAAGTCTTGAAATTAATTCGCCAATTGGTAATGCTTCTGCCCATTCAAGACTCTGCCCACTGACTTCGGCAAGCATTTTCATCTTCCTAATCAGTGGGTCAGATTCAAGTTCTGCAATTAGTTTTAATTGCAAATATTGTTTAATTGTTAGTTGGTCGTATGATGTGATCATTTGTTTAATATATAATTTTACACGTTTATTGTTGCATATTTTCCACTGGCTCTATTCGTCAAATGAATTAACGCAACATATCTTAAAGGATCAATCAAATGGTTGAAGTTATCAATTGGCTTGCCTGTTTGCTTTCCTTCTTTGTCGGTTTCCCAAACATAACCGCGCAATTCTTTAATTAAATTTACACTTGACTTGGTTACCATCAAATCGTTTCGCTTCAAAATGTCAATGCCTATCTTTATTGAGTCTGGCCCTTTTATCGCACCACGCACATTAAACCCCTGCCGCCTTAGTTCCTCGATTGATTTAGGTTCTGCACTATCGCAAATCAACTCATTGCGATTAAATGACATGGCTTTTAAAAAGTTACCAATATCGTTATTAGTCATGTTGGTTCTATGCAACAATTCATCAACCCAAATCTTGCCATCGTGTTTATAAACTGCAATTAATGTTGTCGGATCATTCGTAAAACCAAAATCCATTGCGTGGGCAATTAATTTAGCATCCTCAGGGATTTTATCTACTTGTTTCCAATTATCAATAACAACACCTTGAACCGAACCAATCTGACCTAATCCATAAACAGTCCACCAATTAGACCAATAAGAAGATGTTAACGCTTTTGTTTCTGCTTGCTCTATGTCGTGAATAATAGTTGCAGGCAACGCCTCGTTATCTTTATAAGTTAAAATTAAATGCTGTGAATCGCCATCTTGCATTAACTCAGTATGCGCCCAAAATTCTGATGTTGGATTAAAGTCTAAATAAACATCGCCACTTGTACGGATAGCTAATTGGTGATAGCTTTCAAAATCAATGTTGTTTGCCTCATTAATATAAAGCACGTTCCTTCTTGCACCTCGCAATTTGCTTTCTTGCTCTGCGCTAAAGAATTCAATATAACTTCCGTTAACAAATCGATATGTTAATAATGACCTGTTCCAATTCGCATCAACATAACGGCCTGTCCATTCCATTATCTTTAAAAAGTCCTTCATTGCGCCACGTCTTAGATGCGGTATGGTTTCGGACACAACAGATATTTCCAAGCCAGGTGTTTTGCAAGCCTTGTCAATTAGTATTGGTAAGATTCCAAATGTCTTGCCTGCACTTGTTCCGCCTTGAATGATTTTCTTTCTAGCCGTTAATGCTAGAATCCGATTAATTGCCGTTGTCCGTTTGAACATCTGGAAACAATGGTTGCTCTTTCATGACTACTTCGCTTTTATCAGTCAATCCGTTTAGTCTTGCAGTAATGCTTTGGCTATAAATGCCAACCATACCACCTTCGATTTGGTCGTTCTTAACTTTCCTTTTAATATGCGAACAAACCTCAATGAAATCGTTGTAAAATTCGCCTCTATTATCAAAGTAATTCCTGATGCTTTTAACACCATTCTCGTAACACCAACAATAAAAGCCATCCATTGTCAATGGTTTCTCTTTATCTCGATAAACAGCGTTGCCATCCTTACCAACATAATCCTGTACCTTCTTTGGGTTTGATTTTACCAACTCTAAGTATACATTGAACATGTCAAGTATCTCGTTTGGATCGTTTATTTGCTTTGTGCCTATAGGTCTTGCCATGTTATAATATATAAATATGCTCCATATTTGCTTTACCATTACCATGCACAAAAGTGGGCATAGTGAATTGAGGTGTTAATAACCTTTTACCATTAATCTCATAATCTTTGTTTAAAGTAATTCCGCACAAACTCATAAACACATCTTGTTCATAATCTAATTGCAGGTTATTACTCAAAACCCAATCGGTCATTATTCGTTGATCATCGTCACTATTGCTAACGTTTGTTTTTTGCATCAAACTTTTAAATAAATCAGCAGTCATGTAATAGCTTCCACTATTTGCAAACTTGAATCGGCTTTTAGTATGTGGGTAATGCTCGAATCGTTCAGCATCAGGCCAACAATTTATTTCGGTTGAAATTAAACTATCACTAACAATATTTAATTCACTTGGTTTTCCCATTGCATAGGTATCGTAACCATCTAAAAAAATGAATCGTTTAATGTCTGGATTCTGCATTAAGTATTCATAGGTCTGATTTAGCTTAGTTCCAAACCCTCGCCAACTTGCTTGGATAATTTCGTAATCGTAACCTTGTTTTTGCAAAGAACGCTCTAATTGGTGCGCTCTGCTTCGGTCATCACAAACCGATATAATTTTTAATGCTTCCATTTATTAATCCGTTTTTCATTTCGTTAAATTCTTTCATTCTATAACTCGCTTCATCGCGTTTCCATTGCGTGTAATTGTTTCCACCTTCGTCTAAATGATCAATTTCGATGTGAGGTAAAAAACAATTCTTGAATCCTGCCAACTTACTTCGCACACTCATGATGGTATCGTCAAAGCCATACAAGCCTGGCTGCATTAATCCGCCTATTTTGTCAATCAATCTATAATTATGCAGTACACATGTACCCATTACTCCGCTAACGTCTTCAACTATTATCCAAGGTTGCCCATTTTGATGCGGTAACATACGCAAAGTTGATTTAAATTCGTCATGCCTGCTTGGACTTTCAAGCAAATCCTTTCTTTTTAATCCTAACAAGCCAATTAATGGATCACGTTCAACTGCTTGTTCTAATTCATCAACCCAACCAACGCTAAGAATATCAACGTCATTGTCAATCTTAATTAAATGTTCTTTTGGTTTGCGTAATGCCCATGCTTTATTGATAGCTTTGGCAGTTCCTATGTTTTCATCCAACTCAATTACATCAACATTTCTATTCGTGCAAGTTAAAAACTCGCTAATAATATGCTTTGTTTCTTGGCATGAATTATTATCAACTATAATCAATCGATTGCAATCCAGATCCACTGTTTGGTAAATAGTGTTTAATGTTTTGTGAGTGTATTTGCTCCTGCCATTTTCTTCGGTATCGTGTACCGCCATTGCAATTAACGCCATACTATTTACCGACTGGCCTCCCTACTTTAGGCTTCTTTGGATTTTCAATCAATTGCTTTTCGTAATTAGTCAACCATCTGCCCATGTCACTAATTGCGTTAATATTGCAACCACTACATCCACCTGGTCTTATACCTGTGATGTTATGTATTAAAGATTTAATTTCAAGTAACTGTTGAGGCTGCCCAACCCAATCCGATTCGTTTTGGAATATCTTAATCAATTCGTAAATGGTGAATCGATGGCCTTCATCGGTTCTGATTTTGTTGTAAATTTCTTCGTATGTCATTAGGTTCATATTTTAAATAATATTCGTTTTGCAACTATTGAAATGTAAGCACCTATTCCCGCAACGCCTAACGCGTCAAAAATTGGTTTTATAGTTGGTATGTAACTTGATAAAAGAAACGCAAGCAATACACTCCAAAATGTTAAGCACACTATGCAGTTAAATGGCTTGAAGTCCATCCAGTTTGGGAATGGTAATGGGTTGACCGAATAAAATGCCAACCATAAAAATGCTATGCCTATGCTCATAATATTGATTTATAAAAATTGTAACGTAATTCTGCAACCTTGTCTATGTGGTATTCTTGCACATCTTCGTAAAGTTGCTCGGCTAATGTTTCTCGCAAGTCTTTTGAATCGATTAACGCCTTCATGTGTTTGTACCAATCATTTTTGTGCTTTACGCTCAAGCAATTCCAACTATGTTCTATAAGTCCAATGTATGGATTAACATGCGAAACGATTACCGATTTCTTTTTAAAGCCTGCCTCAAGCATTTTTAAATTTGACTTCATTGAATTAAACCTATTATCACGCAATGGAATCAAACTTATATTGATGTTGTCGTAAAATGTGCCATAGTTTAAAACGTCAGTTGCAGGAAACGTCATAAACGAATTAGCATCTGCTGTTCCTTTTGCGGATAATATACCTGCTATTGCGCAACTCGTCATATCTGTGCCATCGTAACCACCATGCACAACAGTAAATTTAGATTCTGATTGATACAAGTATTTGATCGCATCGTGCATTAACAACACATCTTCAAAGTGAGTGATTGAACCACTCCAACCCATGCGTGGTCTTTCAAATTCAACTTGTCTTGCCTCAAATTGATTTACTGGATTAATTCCGTTTGGAATAATACCGCATTTTGTTTTACCTATCTCAGCGTTTAAAACTGCTGCCAATCTTTCGTTGGTAGTTGTTACGGCATAGGCTGATTTTACTGCCTCGACTATTTGCAATGCATGGTTTTTTTGTTTAGATGCACCATGTAAGATGTGCCAAGGTGGCAAAACGTAATCATCATCTAAATCCAAGATGTATCTTAGCCTAGCTTTTTTTAGTTTTAGAATCAAACTTGAATAATCGCCAGTTTTAGAAAGAAATCTATTAACTACACAAAAATCGTATTGCATTAAAAAAGAAATCTCGGCCGTGTCTATTTCGTTGATCATGTCAACCTCAACGCCTTCATATTTGCCAATGACTTTATGTGGCTCAACTATTCGATGAAAGTCAACACCGCTAAATTTTGGATATGAAGGAACGACTATAAGTATTTTCATTTAAATGTTTTTAATTTGTTTTTAACTGCTCTTAACGCTGAGTAACTAATGCCTGTTATCTTTTCAACCTTTTTCATGTTGCCATGTTCGTTGTAAAGCAATACGACTCTATTTTCAAACTCAGATAATTCAAGCATGAATAATTCTGCTCGCCTATTTATTTGCTCATCGTATTTGATTTCTTCAACTTCTTCTTTAATGTCAGAAATATAATAAGGCATTCTTTGCTTGTGTTCTGGTTCGTCTTGATCGTCTATGCAAATCAATTCAAATTCATTCTTTAAAACTAATTTGCCAAACGTTCCTGTCTTACTTGACATATTGCGAACGATGCAATAAAACCAAAAATTAAGACCATCTAATCTTGGCAATCTATCTTCTGGCATTTCAAGAATCTTCAAGCATACTTCTTGCATTATGTCTTCGGCATATGAGTGATTCAAAACTTTGCAAATCTTTTTAAAATTTGGATCGCTAACTATTTTTTGAATCAATGCATTTCTCATTGCTTAGAAAAAGTATTTTGGATTTTTGTTCTTACTGCTTCCATTCCACCTGTTCTAATAATATCGTCAACCAATAACATCACTGTCACAGGTTGCCTTGTTTTTCCCTTTGGTCTTCCGCGTTTACTTTTTACTATTTCCATTTGACAAAAATATTAATTAAATTTAAACTAAAAAACTTTTAAACGAATATTTGCTTAAAATCATTTAAAGAGCGTATAACGAAGTATTTTTGCCCAAGTGATATAACACTACTCTCAAAGTGTTTTTGAGCCATAGATTGAGTATTAATATCGTTCTTGACCTCAACAAATATTACTTGACCTTGCAAAATTACAATTAAATCACTTACGCCAGTTAACACTCCACTTGTTTTAAAGTTCTTATTAGTGTAGGTCGCTTCGTTTGGCACACTAAATATTAAACCTAAACCTTTTCGAGTATATTCGTTTCTGAACCATACTATAATTTCTGCTTGTATTTGGAATTCGCTTTTCATTTTGGTATTTAGTAA